GACACTGCCCGCGGCGGCGCAGCCCGCCCGCGAGAAAATACAGGACCGCCACCCCGCCTACGCGGCGGACCCGCTTCCGGGCGAGCGCACGGTGAGGGTCGAAATTATTCACACGTTTGAGCAACGCTGGGAGCCCGTGGAGGAGCTTTTGAGGCGACAGGCAGGTGGGGGACCCGTGCGCATCGAAAACGTATCAGCGAGCTCCGTAACGCTGGAGCGGCCCGGTCGCCCCCCGGATACCGTTTCCGCTTCCGCCGAGGCGAAGCCCGAGCGGGTTCGCGTGGCTTCAATCCGCCGACCGGATCAGGCCACGTGTCTGCGGCACGGCCTGCGGACGGTGTGGTCGGGCAAGCAGTGGAGGTGCAGGCGATGACGGGGAAGGCTGACACGCGCGTCAAGGCGGCGATCGACGAGTGGTACGAACTGGCCATGGAGGTTACCGAGATATTCGAGGGGCTCCCGACGAACCAAGTCGGGGGCTGCCTCGCGGTTCTCACGGCGATCATGGCGATCCTGCACAGCGACGATGCCGGGGAGCGGAAAATCATGTTGAAAGGGCAAGCGGAAGTGACCGCCGCGCTGATCCCGATACTGGAGCATGGGGCCATGGTCAGGGCCGCTTCAACATCAAAGGAAACAACGCAATGATGCAAGGTAATGGAACGGAGACATTTCAGGCCGCGCGGGCGCGCTTGGCCGAGCGGAGCGGGGCCGAGGCCGTGCGTGGCGGCCTTGAGGCCGCAATGGAGCGGGCGCAGCGCAATGCGGACGTGCTGCGGGCGCTGCCGTCGCGTTCGGCGAGGGTCGAGGCCGGGCTCGCCGCAATCGAGGAGGCCGAGCGCGAGCGCGAGCAGCTGCGATCGGCCCTGCAGGCGACAGAGGCCGACCTGCGCGGCGTACGCGCCGAGCTCGCGGCCCTGCAGCTGGCGTCGAGCCAGCTGCAGACGCAGGTCGAACGCTGCCAGCGCGAGCGTGACGTGGCCGTGGCCGGGCACGTGCGCGCGGACACGCTGATCGATGCGATGTTGACGCTGATGCACAAACACCGCGGCGCCCCCTTCCAGCCGGGGCTGGAGGGGGACGCCTACGACGCGTACGTGGAGGAGTTGGCGGACCTGCCGAAGGCAGGCACCTAGCGGGGAGGGGCGAGAACCCCCTCCCGCGGGAGGGGGGCTTTCACCCCACGGCCTAGGCCGCGAGTTTCTTGCCCGAGCGGGCCGCGACCTTGAGGGTGCGCACGGGCGTGACGCGGGTGTGCGCCGCGATGAACTGGCGCGACAGGTGCTCGCGCACGGCGGCCATGTCGAGCGTCTCGCGCTCGCTCTCGGACACCGAGAGGCGGAACACGTCGCCCTCGTAGGCGCCCGCGGGCAGGTCCGCGAGGGCGGCCTTGAGGGCCTTTTCCTGCAGCTCCAGCTCGGCGATCTGCGCCTTCAGGATGCCGAGGTCGTCGATGATCTTGGTCAGGTTGGTCATGGTGCTCTCCGTTGTTGGTAGGGTCAGACTAGGCCAGCGTGGCCTAGTCTGTCAAGTGTTTATTTTCAGGCAACCGCCGCCTTCGTGGGGCGGCTGTAGAAACCAAACTTGGGGTCGCGGTCGGAGACCTTGATGGCGGCCTCGAAGCGCACGCGGTCGCCGACCTTGACGCCGCAGAGGCTGCCCGGGACCGAGCCCCAGACCTTCCAGCCGGTGTTGTGCATCACCAGCATCTTCCACGCCGGGAACGCGGCGCTCTCGTCGGGCTCGCGCAGGGTGAGTACCTTGCCTTCGACCAGCATGCGGGCGCCGCTGACCGGGACCGGGGCCGCGGCCTCTGCCTCGGCGGCGCGCTGGGCGGCGATCGCGGGGGCGCGTGCGATGCGGTCGAGCAGGCTGCCCACGAAGGCCATCTGCTTGTCGCTGATCGAGCCGAAGCGCACGAGTTTGCCGACGATGTCCTTGAGGGTCATGGCGGCGTCGGTCTCGGCCGGGGCCGTGTAGACGTCCCACGCGCGTTCTAGTCCGGCCGCGGCGAGGGCCGCGCGGGCTTTTTTCTTGCCTGCGATCGCTTCGCGGCCCTTGGCGGCCGCGTCGCGGAATTGGCGGAAGGCGGCCGCGTCGCCCATGTCGAGCTTCTCGGCGCAGTCCTCGCCCGTGCAGATGTAGGTGTTGCTGGGACGGTGCCAGAAGCGCGCAATGTAGAGCGCCGTGGCGCCGCAGACGTGGCAGGTGCCGCCGTGCTCGTGGCCGGAGAAGGTGCCGCCCGTGCGGGCGCGGTGCTGGCGGAAGGCGTCGCGGTGGCTGGCGAGCGAGGCCCACATCTCGCCCTCGGTCGAGCCGAGGTAGTCGAAGCCGACCAGCACGTACTCGTGCGGCTGGATGGCGGAGGGGCGGTGGATGTCGGTGCGGGTGGTCATGTCAGGGCTCCGTTGTTGGTAGGGACAGACTAGGCCAGCCTGACCTAGTCTGTCAAGCGCCGGTTTCAGGTTTTCTTGGTGGAGGGCTTGGGCACGGCCGGGACGATGCCGAGGAAGATGCCGCCATTGCTGACGTACGCGCGGCCCTGCTTCACGGCGAGGTCTGCGCGGCTGGCCCAGCCCCCGACGCGCGGCGCGAAGCGGCCGCGGGCCCTCTCGTCCTCGAAGCGATCGATCATGGCCTGCCGTTGGCGCGCCACGTAGCCGTCGAGGCCGCCCTCGGTTTCCCTGCGCGCGTTGGCGATGTCTTCCGCCGTGATGCGAATGTGCGCGAGGTAGGCGTCGTTGGGCCAGAAGGGCGCGCCGACGCCGCGCAGGATGCGGTCGGCGTGCCACGTGTAGGTCTTGCGATCGTCCGCGGTGACGGTGCGATCGTAGGCTTTCGCGCGCTCGCGTGCCTCGTCGCGCTGGACCACGTAGGCGTGGCTGTAGGTGTGGGACTTGGTGGCGCGCTCGCCGACGAGCTTGCCGTTGTAGTAGGCCTGATAGCGGGTGGTGGTCATGCTGGTGTTCCTTTGGGTTGGCCGGTTAGATGACGATCAGCTTGTCGCCGAGGCCGGGGAAGCGCTTGCGCAGGGCGTCTTCGATCTGGCCCGCATTGGCCTTGTGGATCGCGTCGGCGACCAGATCCGCGTCGTCCTTGGACAGGACGCTGCGCGACATCGGGTGGGCGCGATCGTGCGCGCGGATCTTCTGGGCGTTCTTCAGGGTGGGGTCGGCGCGGTAGGCAGTGATCAGCTTGTTCATGGCGTCTCTCCGTTGTTGGTGATGCACTTGTAGGCCAGCGTGACCTAGGCTGTCAATATCCTTTTTGACAGATTGGCCTAGTTTCTGTAGTCTCGAAAAACCAACACAGGAGCGAACACATGGACAAAACAAGCTGGCAAGACACGCGCAGTCTGTCGCCGCGCGGCTACGCGCGTGCGATCGCGGCGCTGGGCCTTAACCAAAGTTCAGCGGGGCGATACCTTGGTGTCAGCCCGCGCACGGGGCGGCGCTACGTCGAGGGCACGGCGCGCGTGCCCGTGGCCACGGTGCTGCTGCTCAGTGCGCTGCTGATGTCGGGGACCAAGCCGCTGGTGCCGAAGCGGCCGAAGTTACCCCCGAAACCTTGACTTTTCGACGTTTTCGCGCGCACGGTTCCGTGACCGGGACCGCGCGCGGGGACGTTCGCCATGTCGAACATGAAAATCGTCAGCATGATTGACGCAGCGCAACTCGCGACGCGGACTGCGATCCTGACGGAATTGCACGGGGCCGTGCTCGGGCTGGCCCGCGAAATGGTGCTGTTGAACAACCTGATCGCACAGCTGCGGCGCGACGTCGATAAGCTTAAGCAAGAGGATGAGGTACCCGACGCAAATGCCTACAAAAACTAGGAAATACATCGACGTGAAGTCATTTGCGCGCAGCTATACGCGCAGGGCGATCGAGATACTGGGCGGCATCGCTGAAAAGAGCACCGACGACGCCGTCCGCGTTGCGGCCGCGAATTCGATCCTTAATCGCGGCTGGGGCAAGCCCGCGCAGACGCAGGAGATTACTGGAAAAGAGGGCGGCACGATCGAGATTATCGTGCGCCATATCGGTGAGGGGTCGAAGGCGCCGCAGCGATGAAAATAGAATTGCCGTTCGGAGGCTGGACGCCACGCGAGCATCAAATGCCGCTGTGGCGTTTTTTGCGTGCGGGAGGCAAGCGGGCTTTAGCCGTGTGGCACAGGCGCGCGGGCAAGGACGACGTGTGCCTGCACAACGCCGCGATCGCCGCGTTCGATCGTGTCGGCAATTATGCGCACTGCCTGCCGGAATTCGGGCAGGGCCGTAAAAGTATTTGGACGGCCGTTAATCCTCACACGGGAATGCGCCGCATCGACGAGGCCTTCCCGGAGGCGCTACGATTAAGCACGAACGATAACGAAATGTTCTTGAGGTTTAAGAACGGCTCGACGTGGCAGGTTATAGGCAGCGACACTTATAATACTTCTCTCGTGGGCTCCAGCTACGCGGGAATAACCTTTAGCGAATACGCATTATCCAATCCGAGTGTGTGGGCCTTCGCGCGGCCGATGCTCGAAGAAAACGACGGCTGGGCTGTCTTTATCACCACGCCGCGCGGCCGAAATCATGCGTTCGAGATGTTCAAGTATGCGAGCAAGACGCCGTCGTGGTTCTGCGAGCTGCTGACTGCGCGCGACACCGGCATGCTGAGCGACACGACGCTGGCCGAGACGCTCGCCGAGATGCAATCGCTGTACGGCGCCGATCAGGGCATGGCCTCGTACCGGCAGGAGCTGATGTGCGACTGGCAGGCCGCCACGCTCGGCACGTTCTACGCGGGCGAGATGGCGGCCGTGCGCGAGGAGGGCCGCATTGCCGACATCGACGTGCCGCCCGGCGTGCCGGTCAATCGCAGCTGGGATCTGGGCGTCGGCCACAGCACCAGCATCTGGATGTTCGCGAGCGTCGGCGCGCAGGTCTACGTGCTTGACCACTACAGCGCCAGCGGCGTCGGCTTCGAGCATTACCGCGACTACCTCGAACAGGTCTACGCCGAGCGCGGCTGGACGCACGGGATCGATTGGGTGCCGCACGATGCGCGCGTCAAGGAAATTGGTACTGGCCGCACGCGTGTCGAGACGATGCGACAGCTGGGCCTCAGCCCTCAGATGGCTCCCGACGCGTCGGTCGACGACGGCGTCAACGCGGTGCGGCGCACGCTGCCTTTGTGTGTGTTTCACCCGCGCTGTGATGTCGGTAACCTTAGCGGCATCGGGGCTCTGGAGCAGTATCGGCGCGAGTGGAACGACGAGACGAAGTCGTTCAAAAAGAGCCACGTCGACGACTGGACGACGGACCCGGCCGACAGCTTCCGGTATCTGAGCCTGTCGTGGCGCAAGGCCCCGCTGCGCGTGGTCAGGACGCCCGAGCGCACCGGCATCACCATCCCGCCGCCGGATCCCGATCGCCGGGGGATACGGCTGTGAGGGACCAGCGCGGCATCGCGGGGTGGCGCAGGCGCAAGCCCGAGAACAGATCCATTCCGCTCCCGCTGTTTCCGTCCCAAGAGCGCCGCGCCTATGCCGAGCTGTACGAAAATCGTGCGCTGTATGACCCGCCCGACGTGCCGTCGCCCGAGGAGATCCTGATCGCGCGTGAGGACGAGGCCGCGATCGGCGACGCGCTCGCGCGCATCCCCGCGCGCGAGGAGCGCATCCTGCGTCAGTACTTCGGCCTCGGCGTCGAGCCTACGACGTTCATCGAGATAGCGGAGCAGTTCGAGCTTTCGACTGCGCGCATTCACCAGCTGCGCTGGCGCGCCTTCCGGCGCCTGCGCGCACCGAGCCGCGTGAAGTCACTGCCATGGCGCAGGCGCACGCACGAGCCCGCCGCGCCGAACCTCTACGTGCCGCACTGGCGCCGCGCCGAGCTCAGAGCCGCCGCCAAGGCCGCCAAGGCGCTCGCCGACGAGGCCGCCTTCAGGGCCGCCCAGAAGGCCGCGGCCGCGGAGCGGCGCGCGCTGCGCGAGCGCGGCGAGTGGGCGCCTGCTGACGTCCGGGGCCGATCGTTCGACCTGCGCGCGCCGCGCAATCCCGCGCAGGCCGAGCAGATGGCGCGCGACGAGACCTACGCACGCATACTGGAAAAAGAGCGCGCCGCACTCGCCGAGCTGCGCCTGCAGGTCGCCGCACAGCGGCGCCGCGAGGAGGAGCTGCGCGCCGCGATACAGGCCGAGCGGGACCGCGCCAAGCAGCGCGAGATTGAGGAAGCGGAAGACAAGATCCGGCTCTATTATGTGCGCGCACTGAATTCGCTGTCGGGGTCGTCCCACTACGACGCGAACGTTCGCGTGGTCTATCAGAAGCTGGGCATGACGCCGCCGACACCGGGGAAGTCTTATGGCCGATAAACCGATCATCCCGCCCGACGACAGCGACGTCCGCCATGACGATCTTGAATTCAATCCGCGCCTTGAGCCCGGCAGCGCGAAGGCGTGGCTCAACCTGCTGGAGGAGGCCGAGGAGGCCTTCGAGCCGTGGAACGAGCACTGCGACCGCATCGACAAGCAGTACGCCAACCTTGAGCGCCTCTCCGGCATGGCGCGCGATAAAGAGTTTCAAATGTTCTGGGCCAACATCGAGGTGCTGCGTCCGAGCATCTACGCCAAGCCGCCAGTCCCGGTCGTGGTGCCCAAGTTCAAGGACCGGCGCCCGGTCTATCAGGCCGCCAGCGAGGTGATGGAGCGCTGCTGCGTGGTCGCGTTCGACCTCGCCCACATCAACGACCTGATGCTGCTGGTGCGCGACGACGTGGCGCTCTACAGCCGCGGCGTGGCGTGGTGCCGCTACGAGAGCGGCAAGGGCAGCGGATACTACGACTACGAAAAAGTTTGCATCGACCACAAGAACCGCCGCGACTTCCTGCATTCGCTGTCGCGCTCGTGGCGCGAAGTCGAGTGGGTCGCCGCCGCGAGTTACATGACGCGTGAGGATGCGCGCGATCGCTTCAAGAAACACTCCGGGCTCTGCTATCAGGACGCCGACTACCGCGTCGATCGCGACGCGCAGCAGATCGGCGGCACCGATAAGCGCGAGCGCGCGAAATTCTGGGAAATCTGGAGCAGGCGCGACCGCCGCGTCGTGTGGGTCAGCGAGGGCTGCGACGACATCCTCGACGAGGACGAGCCGCACCTTGAGCTACAGGATTTTTTTCCGTGTCCGAAACCGGCCTACAGCACGGTGCAGCCGGGCTCGCTGATCCCGGTGCCGGAAGTGCTGCAGTACAGGGACCAGCTCGAAGAAATCAACCTGCTCACGGGCCGCATTCACGCCCTCTCCGACGCGCTCGTGGCGCGCGGCTTCTACCCGGCCGGTGGCGGCGAACTGGCGGACGCGATCCAGACGGCGATCAAGGCCAATACGCCCGGCATCGTGATGGTCCCGATCAGCAACTGGGCCGCCTTCGGCGGCAGCAAGGACACGATCATCTGGATGCCGATCGACATGATCGCGACCACGGCGCAGACGCTGCTGACGATGCGCAAGCAGGTGATCGATGATGTCTATCAAATCACTGGGCTAAGCGACATCATGCGCGGCGCGACCGACGCGCGCGAGACGCTCGGCGCGCAGGAGCTGAAGACGCAATTCGGCTCGACGCGCATCAAGGACAAGCAGCAGGAGCTCGTGCGGCTCGCCAAGGGGCTCGTGAGCGTCACCAGCGAAATCATCACGGAAGTATTTGACGAAGTCACCATCATCGAGATGTCGCAGACGCAATTGCCGACGCGCGAGATGCAGCAGACGCAGATCAAGCAGATCGTGTCCGACATGCAGCAGCAGGCGCAGCAGCTGCAGCAGCAGCTCACTTCACCGCAGGCGCAGCAGGCCATGCAGGCCAATCCGCAGGGCATGCAGCAGCTGCAGCAGGAAATGCAGCGCCTACAGGACAGCGGCACGAAGGCGCTCAAGGACATTCACGATAAGCCGACGATCGAGCAGGTGTTGCACTTCCTCAAGAACAACCGCGCCAAGGCCTTCACGCTCGACATCGAAACCGACAGCACCGTGATGATCGACGAGAACGGCGAGAAGGGCCGCCGCGCCGAATTCATTCAGGTGCTGACGCCGATGCTGCAGCAGCTCGGCGCCATGGCGGCGGCGACGCCGCACACGGCCGAATTCGGCGGCGAGCTGCTGAAATTCTCGATCGCGCCGTACCGGGCCGGACGCACGCTCGACGGCTCGATCGACAACATGGTCGAGCTGATGAAACAGGAACAGGACAAGCCGAAGGGCGACGACCCGGTCACGGCGCAGAACAAGACGGCGCTGCAGATCGAGCAGATGAAGACCGACGCCGTGAAGGCGCGTGACCAGACCGAGGCGCAGCTGAAGCAGCAGGAAATGCAGATGCGCGACCAGCACGAAAAGATGAAGGTCGCGAGCAACGAGAAGATCAAGCTCGCCGAGATCCAGTCGCGCATGGGCGACGCCGCAGCGAAGGCGCAGCAGACCAATCAGAAGATGGCGGCCGATCGCGAGAAGCATCAGGCCGACATGATCGAGATGGCCGCGAAGCGGCAGGCCGACGCCGAGAAGGCCGCCATGGCGGCGGCCTCGCACCAAGCCAAGCAGGCCGACATGGCCGCGCGTCAGGGCGAGCGTCAGGCCGCGCAGCAGTTCAAGCAGCAGACGCAGGGCTTCCCGACATGATGACCCAGCGCTCCACGGTCATGGCCCTGATCGTGCTGGCGCTGGCCTGCGGCATCGTCCTTGCGCTTCATCAGGGGGTGCGCTGATGGGCTGGCGTGAGAAAATCACCAAGGCGGTGACGGATCGTATCCGCGCCTATCACTCGTCGCCGCACGACTTCGACAAGGTCGATATGTCGAAGATAGGCAGCGGGCAGGGCGCGCAGACTTATGGCCACGGCTTCTACGCCGCCGAGAGCCCTGCGGTGAGCGGTCAGGGCGGGCAGTATTGGCAGGAGTTCAAGAGCCGTTTCAGCGGGCCTGAACTAGCCGCCGCCGAGGAGATGCGGCTCAACAATTTCGACCGCGCCGCTGCAATCGACAACATGAAAGCTGCGCTTGCCTTCCGGCAGAAGCGATACGACACGTTATTGGAGGGGCTGAGGGATAATCCTCGACTGCACGGCGCCCCGACACGGGAGAGCCTTGCCGCGGATCGACAAGTGCTTGAGTTGCTGGAGAGCGGCAAGCCGGTCGGTCCGCGCACGTACGAGGTGGACATCAAGGCGAAGCCCGAGCAGTTGCTCGATTGGGACAAGCCGATTGGAGGGCAGAAGGCTTTCGATATGCTGCGCCAGCATTGGGACCGCAAGCTTGGTGATCCTGACATCATCGCGGAGCGTATCGGCATCTCTCCCGGTTCGCCCGGTGGGCGATTGCATGCTGGCATCGGCGGCTTGACGCAAGATTACGTTGGTACAGCGAACATGCTGCGCGACGCGGGCATCCCCGGCATCCGTTATCTCGATCAGGGGTCGCGCCCAAGGGCGCAATTGGAGAACCGGCTTGAGACGTTGCGCGACGATGAAATCTACGCGCGGGCAAACAATGTAGGCATCCCCGACCGTCTCAAGCAGCAGATCACCAGCATTGAAAATCAGTTGGGGTCGATGCCTCCCCCGACCAGCAACTACGTCATGTTTGATCCCGGCATCATCGACATCGTGAAGAAGTACGGTGTCCCCGGCATCGCGACCGGCGGCATCGGCGCGTTCACCGCACAGGACAGCTACGAGGTGCCGCGATGAGTGGGTTCGGCAGACTGGCGGCTCTCGACGAATATGATCCCGGCCCGATGGCCGAGCGCGTCGCCGCCTATCGCGACAGCCCGATCGGCGCGACGCAGGGGCGCTACCGCGAGGCGCCGAAAGACTTCTGGAAGAAATACGACGTCGAGCAGGTCGAGCGCGACATCACGCCCGATCCGCACATGAACCCGTTTGCTTCCTCGCCGCAGCAGATTGGCCGCATCGCGTCGGTGCAGGATTGGTCGCCCGAGGCCGCGGAGTTCGCCATCCCGCACGACGTGCCGAGCGCGTTGATCCAGACCGGTCTTGGCGCGGGTTTGATTTCGCGTGGCCTGCCGCCGCAGGTGCAATTCCCGGCGCGTGTCGCCGCGACGGTGCTGGGCGGGCTGGGCGCCGCAATGGGACCGGCGGAGGCGGCGCCGCGTGATCCGCGTCTGTGGTCGGCAATCTCGAAAACCAAGCTGCGCAAGCCGCTCGATGAAATGGAGCACCGCTACACCGACGTGCGAACGCCGGTCCCTACGTTCGTCAACCCTGAAGATCTAATCGGCAGCTACGGCATCCTCACGCCGTGGGATCTGTCGGCGGCGAACAAGACGCTGACGCACGTCGACGCGCAGAAGCTGGACCGTCCGGTGCGATTGTATGGCGGCACCGGTTTCCCCGAGGCCAACCCCGGCATGGCCGCGGCGTCGGAGCAGTCAATTTCGCGGCGGCTCGACAATCAGGCGGCACGATTGATGGAGGAGACCGGCAAGCCGGTCACCATCTGGCCGATGACGATGACGCCGCAGGCCATCGACGCCTCGCACCACGTCGCCGATCCGCTGTCGCAGCTGGTGCAGACCGCGAAAATCACGAAGAAAGATGCCAACGCGTTCGATGACATGATGCGCGAGAGTGTGCCCAATTGGGTCGGCATCAAGGACAACAAATTTCAGGACTACATCTCTGGCCTCAAGGGCGGCATGACGACAAAGGCGCTGATGGCCGATCGCATGGCGCTGGCCGAATGGCAGGCCAAGGGCTTTCCCGATGTCGCCGCCGTGCGGCACGCCGCGTCCGAGCCCGCGCTGATCGAGGCGCCGCGCAACACCACCGGCATGGCAATTTCGCGCTACATTCCGGGACAGGGGCTGCTCAACACGACACACCCGAGCTACCCGAAGGGCGTCGCCGGTCAGTATATAGGGCAGCTCGCCTCGCTGGTGCCGTTCGAGGATGCGGCGCCGTCAATTGCCAAAGGCATTGCCGAGCTCAACGCACGCAACATGGCGGCGGGCAAAAAGGTGAAGATCACGCCCCGCCATCATCTGGAGAAGCCAACGGAGGGTGTGCCGACCGAGCAGTTTTTCGATGAGACGTGGGCGAGAAATATCCGGCGGCGGTGGGGAGACATCAAGTGATGGCGTCAAACAACAGGTCGCCGGTCATCAGGTCGAGATCTTCCGGCAGGCCGAGCGCCTTCGCGGCTTCGCTCTGGACATCGATGAGCGCCAGCAAGGCCTGTTCTGGCATGTCTGACTTACCGGCCGCGTCGCGCGGCCAAGCAACTTCGGCGAGGGCGTATGCCTTCGCCATGATGGCGCTGAGAGCAAGCTTTTTCCCGGTGTCGTCCATGCTTCATTTTAGCTGAACCCAAGGGGGACAACAATGGCGGCATTCGTCAAATACAACGCGTACATCGATGAGATTGCCAAGGCCGGGCACAACCACGCCACGGCCGTGTTCAAGCTCGCACTGACCAACACGGCGCCGGGCGCGGGCGACACGGTGTGGAATACGACGGTGGCGCCCGCGCCAGCGGCGGCGAACGGCTATCCGGCGGGCGGCAACACGCTGACGACGACGAGCGCGACGACGACGGCGGGCGTCTTCAAGCTGGTACTGGTCGACACCGTGTTCACTGCGACGGCGGGCGGCATCGGGCCGTTCCGCTACGCCATCCTGTACAACAGCTCCGCAACCAACAAGCTGCTGGGCTACTACGACTACGGCAGCTCGATTTCGCTCGCCGACACGGAGACGTTCACCACCGACTTCGACGGCACCAACGGCGTCCTGACGATCAGCTGATGGCGACCAAGTCACTCTACTTCAAGAATGCCGCGCCGTCGGGCGCAGCGACGTCCCTGTCGCTGCAGGACGGCGGCACGGCGCCAGCAACCGGTATCACCGCGACGGGCTGGGTCGTTGCACGCCTGACGGCGACCAACCTCTCCGCCATGCTGGCGGGCACCGAGCGCGCCTCGAACACGTTCTCTGCCGCCGACGCAATCGGCTCGTTCGCGGCGTCGGCATGCTGGCGTAGTGAGAACCCGTTCACCGGCACGTTCGCCAACGCCAACTGGACGCTGGCCTTCCGCGTGCGCGCCGTGACGGCGGCGTCGGCGCAGACCGGGCGCATCAAGCTGCGCGTCTGGAAGTCGTCCAACGCGGCGGGCACGGGCGCAACGCAGCTTACCAGCGCCGTGCTCACCGGCACGACGACGGCGGCGCTGTCGACCACCGTCTCGCAGACCAGCACGGTGACGTGGACGCCGGGCAGCACCGTCGTGCTCGCGAACGAGTACCTTTGGGTCCAGTGCGAGTGGGACATCGTCGTCGCGTCGGGCAGCAACACGGGCGACGTTGATTTCTTCATCGAGAGTGCGGGCGTGATCACCACGCCGAATTTCGTCGTCAGCTACGCGATGCCTGCAGTCACGGCGCCGATCGCGGTGACGGCGCAGCCCGCCGACCTTGACGCCGACCGCAGGCTCGCGGCCGACGCGGGCGCCATTGCGCTCGCCGGGAATGCCGCTACCCTGCTGTACGGGCGCAGCTTCGGCCTGCCCGCGGCCGCGGGCGCCGTTGCTGTGACCGGCGTCGACGCCGTTCTGCGGCACAGGCGCTCCTATGCACTGCTCTCCTCTGCGGGCGCAGTGACTGTGGAGGGCGTCGACGCAACGCTGCGGCTGCGCCGCAGCTACGCCATGCTGGCGGATCCGGGCGCCGTCGCCGTCACCGGCAACGGGGCGACGTTCGGCACCATCAGCAATAAGGCAATGCTGGCCGCGATCGGGTCCGTCGCGATTGCTGGCGCCGACGCCGACCTGATCTACGTGGCCCTCCCCGCCGCGGCCGTGCTGGTCGCGCAGACGGGCGCCGTTACGCTGGCCGGGTACGACGCTATCCTCGACGTCGATCGCGCGGCGCCGCCGTTGGCGCCGATCGGGCCGATCGTATTCGGCCGCCCTCGCGCGGAGCGCATGAACGTGTTCCGGTGGTGATGATGCATGGTGTTCGTTCCAGAACGATGGGACGTTGGCCAGTGGGACCAAGCTCACTGGGATGGCCAGCTCGGGCTCGACGCGACCACGACCGCCGTCACGCTGACGGCGTCGCCGGTCACGTTCCGGGTCGGCCGCAGGGTCGCGGCCTCGACGGGTACGGTGACCGTCTCGGGCTTCGCGGCGGGCCTGCGGGGCGGCCGTGGCCTGCTGGCGGCGAAAGGCGCGGTCCTCGTCACTGGCACGGCGGCGACGCTGCGCTACGCGCGCAAGCTGATTGCCGCAACGTCAACCGTTATCCTTTCGGGCAACGCGGCGATCCTGAAGTATGGCCGCGCGATACGAATGAGTGCGGCGCCGGGCGCCGTGACCGTCACCGGCAATCCGGCCGACCTGCGCAAGGCCGTTTCCTACCGGATGACGGCGGCGCCGGGCACGATCGTCGTTTCTGGCAAGACCGCATTCCTACGGTCCGGGCGCGCCCTAAACGCCTCGGCGGCGGCGGTTTTGGTTCAACCGAATGCGGCGATACTAAAACGCTCGCGCGTGATGCCCGCCACGACGGCGCCGATCGCCGTCACTGGCTACCCGGCCCTGCTGGTCAAGAAGGGCTCGTTCGCGCTGGCGGCCGACAAGGGCTCGATTACCGTAACGGCGGCACCAGCCGGGCTGCGGACCGCGCGCCGCCTCGCGGCGCAGACGGGCGCCGTCACCGTCACGGGGCACCCGGTCACGTTCACGTACCGGGCCGCCTACCGGCTCGATGCGGCGAGTGGCGAGGTTCTCGTCACGGGCCACCCCGCTGGACTGATTTACCTACCGTCAGAACCCACGTACAGAATGATCGTCACGAGCGGATCGGTCGTGGTGTCGGGGACGGGAGCCAGCCTGCTCTACTTACGCAAGACGCCGCCCGGCGCGCTCCGTTTTGGGCGCCGGGTTATCGCAATCCCCAACCGTTGGTAACCCAGAGGAGACTAGCATGGCCCAAAGCGCTCTGACCGTCACGCCGCCGTCCCCCACGCCCCCGACCAATATGCCGTTCCACGGCGCCTCGCCGCCGAACGTGCCGAACTACACCAAGGCGACCTACACCAACCCGGTGTCGAGCCCGCCGCCGTTCCTTGACGTCGACGCCAGCGCGGCCGGGGCCCTGCACACGTTCGCCACCAACGCGGCCGCGTCGGCTTCGGGCACGGGCGTAAATTCGGGCGGTACCGAGGGGAGCTATCCCGGCACCGGCACGGCCTACGCCAACGCGAACAACGTCGGCGCCGTCCCGGCCGCGAGCAGCGTGGCGCACGAGGGCGCGGGCACGGAGGTGACCGTGCTGGCGCCCGGCAACATCACGCACACCTACCCGGGCGGCGGCACGCTCGACATGTCGCGCAGCGCGTCGAGCGGGCTCGCCATGACGGCGGCCTCGCGCGCGGCCGGACCGAATGCCACGCACGCGTCGAGCCTGTCGCCCACGACGAACCCGACGATCGCGTCGATTTCGCCGAACAACATCGCGTCCGGCGTCGGTACGCAGGCGATCACCGTCACGGGCGCCAACTTCACGCCGCAGTCCGTGATCTACGTCAACGGCGTCGCCGTCACGACTACGTTCGTGTCGGCCACTTCGCTCACCGGCACCGCCACGAAGAAGACCAGCGCTGGCACGCTGCCCTACTTCGTGCGGACGGGAGGTATCGTCGAAACCGCACCCCTGAACTGGACCTTCACATGAGCAAGACAAAATTCGAGCCGACCGAGGCCCCGCCCGTCGCGAAGTCGCCGGATCCCAAGGAGCCTCACCCCGACTTCGTGGCCGCGCACATGCCGAGCCCGAACGAGCCGCTCGGGTCCGACCTCGACGGGGAAACGGCCCCGCCAGTCGAGCCGCCGCCGCCTCTCGTGCTTACTTCGATCGATCCGGACGCTCTCCCGGTGCAGCCCGGTAACGTCCTCGACGTCACGCTCGACGTCATTGGCTCGGGCTTCACGCCGGACTGTGTGGTGCTGTTCGACGACGAGGAGGTGCCGACCGCCTTCACCTCGGACACCCGCATCGAGGCGACCGTGCCGGTCAGTCAGGGCGCGGGCGTATACGACGTCGAGGTGCAGCGCGGTGAGGACCTCTCCGACGTGCTGGTGTTCGAGATTGTGCTCGTCACCGGGACACGCTCGGGCGCGCCAGCGCGCAAGGCGAAGAAGTCCGAGCCCGCCCACAAGCGCCCCAAGAAAGGCAGGCGGTGAGGCGGATCATCGAAGTCGCGCCGGGGCGGTTCCGGCTCGAACCGGTTGGGCTGCCGCCTGCCCGGTCGGACCTGCCCCGGCCCTACCTCATCACGGACGAGATGCCGCCAACCGAACAGGTCGACGGCGTCCACTACACCAGCAAGGCCAAGTTTCGCGCCGCCGGGCGCTCGCTCGGGCTGGTCGAAGTCGGGAACGAGAAGCAGAAGCCGAAGACGCGCGCCAGTGCCGCGCCGGAGGCGCGCCAGCGCCGCCGCGACGCGCTCAAGGTCGCCGCCGAGAAATACCGGGCCGGGTACCGCGCCCGGACATAGCTTTACGGTCAGCCTGACCGCATTTTCGGGAGAATAACATGTCTGACGTCAATATTGCGCCGCCCCCGTCCACACCGTCCACACCGTCCGCACCGGCTACACCGGCAGCGCCTGCCCCACAGCAGCGCACCGAAGTCGAAATCAATCAGAGCCCGACAAATAGCAGCAATGCCGTCCCATCGCAGGCGCCGCCGGTCGGTGACAGCGGCAAGCCGCACGGGCGCCCGGAGAGCCGCCACGAGGCGATCCAGCGGGCCTTCGCCAAGTCCCGGGCCGAGAACCCGCCGAAGCCAGCCGAGGCCAAGAAGGGCCACAACAACCCGCCCGAGGACACGCCGGACGAAGACTTTTCGCTGAAGAAGCGCCCCAGCGACCAGCCGCGCGATCGCGGCCGCTTCGCGCCGCGCGAGCAGAAGGACGCGCAGCCGGACCAGCCCGGTCAACCCGGTCAGCCCGGTCAACCCGGTCAACAAAGTCAACCCGGTCAACAGAGGCAGCCCCAGCAGGCCCCGCAGCCCTACCGGCCGCCGCCGGGCGCACCGGCCCACCACCACCCGTTGCCGCGCCTGAGCCCACGCGCCGCCGCGGACTGGGACAAGGTGCCGGACACCGTGCGCGCCGACGCGCACCGGCTCTACGGCGAGGTTGGGCGCGCCTTTCAGGCGTACAAGAACGACCACGACACCATGGAGACGATCCGACCCTACGCCAATATGGCGCGGCAGCAGGGCACGTCGCTGCAGCGCGTGCTACAGAACCACGTCGCCATCGAGGAGAAGCTGCGCTCGGATCCGATCGGCGCCTTCGACATCATTACGCACAATCTCAATCTGCACACGCCGGAAGGCCACAAGGTCACGTTCACGGACCTGTGCTGGCACCATCTCAACCAGACGCCAGAGCAAAAGCAGCTCATCCAGACGCGCAATGCCGCGGAGGCGCAGCGCCACCAGATGGCGGCGGCGCAGCAGCGTATTGAAGCTCTTGAAAACGAAAATCGGCGGATGCAGTATGCGCAGCACTTCCACATGACCCGCGGTGCCGTTGATCAGTACGCTGACCGCCACCCCCGGTTCGATGCTTTGGGAGACTTGATCCACCGCGAGATCCTGCTCGGATTTAGCTTGGACGAGGCCTACCGCCGGGCAGAACTGCTCCGGCCAGCGACGGCGGCTCAGACCCGCGACGGGACGACGGCGGCTCAGACCCGCACTCACGACCGATCCATTTCTGGTGCACCGAGCGGGGCCCCTAACGGGGCCGCACGGAATGGCAGGTCGGCACCGGTTTCTCGCAAGGACGCCATCGCGAGCGCAATCAGACACACTCGCGGCGGGTTCTAAACGCAACCCCGTTTCACGTGGAACACTCACATGCCGAACGTTACAACGAACGCCGCCTACCAGCAGATCCTGAGCATGGCGGTCGAGGAGCGCTCCAGCAGCTACCAAGATCTGGTGTCCAACAACAACGCATTGTTGGCCGTCATGCGCCGGAAAGGTCTGTGGAAGACTTACTCGGGCCCGCGCATTCGTGAAACCTTGCAGGTCGGAAAACAAGTCGCGCAATGGTACGCCGGATACGATCAGTTGCTCAACCCGGCGATTGATCTGTTTAACGATGCTTTCTTCGACCCCAAGATGGTCGTTGTCCCGATCATCCTGTCGATGCAGGAGATCCTCAACAACGAGGGCGACAGTCAGCTGATGGACGTGCTCGACAGCTACATGGCTGCCGCGGAGCGTTCCCTCGAAGACACGATGGACGCCGGACTGTACTCGGCGGGCACGGAGAACAACGGCAAGCAGATCACCGGCCTCGCCACGGCCGTCCCCGTCATCACCGACAGCGGCGTCTATGGCGGCATCGACCGGGCCAACGCCACGATCTGGCGCACCAGCACCTACGACGCCAGCGGCGCCGCGGGCAGCATCTCGCTGACGCCGATCGGCACGCAGGTGACCAAGGACACGATCCGTCCGATGCTCAACAAGGTCATGACGGACCGCTCGCGCAACCGCGACTACGCCGACCTGCTGATCATGAGCCCGCAACACTACGCGGCCTATGACGCGGCCACGGTCGCCATCCAGCGCCAGCAGGGCGACACGTCGCTCGGCAAGCTGGGCTTCTCGGCGCTCGAATATATCGGCGGCGGCAAGCGCGCCGAAATCGTGCTCGACGGCGGCATCGGCTCGAACATGCCCGCAGACACGACCTTCGGGCTCAACACCGACAGCCTCCGGTTGCGCTATCACCCGAACCGGAATTTCGATCGCGTCTTCGATGGCGAAGGCCAGATGCCGATCGACAAAGACGCGATCGCGCAATTCATTGGTTGGATGGGAGAATTGACCATGGTCAACCCCCTGTTCAACTGGCGTATGCGCGACAGCAACCCGGCGGCCTAAACAACCGCTACGAGAAACCCGGCGCAGAGCCTCGTCCGCCCGGCGCCGGGTACGACCCGCGGCCACCGCCCCCCAAGCCGCAAGACTACCTCCCCGCGGTGGTCGCGGCCCTTCAACAGGAGAAGCGACCCCATGGCACTACGCGAACCTGACGATAACCTCGTCGTTCTGTTCCGACAGAAGGACTTCAAGAACGAAGCCAAAAGCCTCGCCGAGGGGCGCCCCGTGCACGACGACATCGAGATTTGCGAAATCCGCGTGCCGGGCTCGATCGACGTCAAGGTTTTCCCGGCGACGGAGATTTCCCGCTGGATCACTGACCCGATGACCGGCGCCGACGTGCCCGTCACCTACGCCGAGCGCTTCTCGCGCCAGTACATGCAATTCAAGGCGAAGGCGGCGCAGACCAAGAGCGGCACGCCGCTGGAATACGCGACGTTCCTGACGGCGGCGCGGCGCGCCGAGCTGCGTGCACAGAACGTCTACACCGTCGAACAGCTCGCCGCGATCGAGGGCAATCCGCTGAAGAACTTGGGCCTCGGCGGCCGCGAGATGAAGAACAGCGCGGAGGAGTACCTCGCCGAGAGCAAGGCCGGTGCCCCCACGGCGCAGATGGCGGCCGAACTGGAGGCGCTGCGGGCCCGCAACGCCGTACTGGAAGAAGACTACCGCAGGGCCGCGTCGCAGCGGCCCGCGCCAGCTGCCGCGGCGGCGGCAGACGACGACTACGACGAGATGACCATCGAGCAACTGCGCGAGTACATCACGACCCACACCGGCATCGCGCCGACCGGCTCGATCAGTCACAAGACCCTCAAGCGCATGGCACAGGACATTAAACCCAACAAGGCAGCCTGATGAGCCTTCTCTCGGTGGTGCAGGGCGTGTGTGCGGTTGTCGGCGTCGAAATCCCGCAGTCGGTTACGGCGGGCATCGGCAGCAACCGGACCATGCAGGAGATGCTCGCCCTCGCCACCGAGATGGCGCAGCGTATTGCCTATGATACGCGCGACTGGACGGCGTTGCGCCAGATGTACACGTTCTACGGCGACGGCGTGACGGATCCCGACACCGGCATCGTGACCGCCAAGACGTCGTTCTTCCTGCCGAACAACTACAAGCGCCTGCTGCTCACGTCGAACGTCTGGCGCTCGACGTCGACGCAGCAGCCGATGCGCTTCATCGCGGACCCGGAAGAATGGCTGCAGAACCACCTGTCGCAGCAGTTCGACGCCAACGGCGAGTGGACAATTCTTGCCGACGAGATGCACATCAACCCGCGCATGATGCTCGGCACCTCGGCGACATTCATGTACCTCGACAAAAACTGCATCAACATCGTCAGCGGCGGGCAGGGCGACGCATTCAGCGACGACTTCGATAAATTCCGTCTCGACGAGCGCGTCTTAAAACTCGGCATGATTTACCAATGGAAGGCTAATAAGGGCTCCCCCTACGCCGAGGATATGGGGAATTTTAGCGACGCCTTGGCCAATGTCAGCGGACGCGACGCCCCGGCCCCGATCATCATCGGGCGCTCGCCGATGTCGGCCTACCACAAGACTGCGGGCGTCGGCAGTGACGTCGGCTGGAACTGGCCGCTGACCGGGAGCATGGGCCCGTCATGACCAGCTACGCCGCCTTCCGCCGCCAGCCGGTACAGCAGACGTACGCGCAGAACCTGCAGACGATCATCATTCCGGCGCCGACGCGCGGCATCATTCAGTCCGAGAACGAGTCCTTCATGCAGCCCGGCGGCGCCGTGCTGCAGGACAACTGGCTGCCGACGCTGAAGGGCGTCAAGCTGCGCGGCGGCTACACGCGCCACTGCGAGCTGCCCGAGACGACGCCCGTGATTTCGGCCTTCGAGTACGTCAGCTCCGTCAACGAGCGCATGTTCGCGGCGAACGCCACCAAACTCTACGACGTGACCGGCGCCACGCCGGTCTTGGTCAAGGGCGCGCAGACGTCCGGCAACTACAGCGCCACGCAGTATTCCAACATGGGCGGCGACTTCATGATCGCCGTCAACGACGGCGGCGACCTCCCGCTGCGCACCAAGGACGGCCTCACGTGGATCGTCTGCACGCCGCCCGGCACGCCGGGCACGCCGCTGACGGACGGCGCGCCCGCGATCACCTACCCGACGCTGCCGCCCGGCGTCTCGGCGCAGGGCATGGGACTGGTCTACGTGTGGAAGTACCGCAACCGGTTATTCTTCATTCAACAGAGCTCGATGTCGGCTTGGTATCTCGACATCAACGCCGTCGGCGGCGTGCTGACGGAAATTCCGATGGCGGGCGCGGCCACGCGCGGCGGCAAGCTGCTGTTCGGGGCCACGTGGAGCATCGATGCGGGCGACGGCATCGACGATAAATGTGTTTTCGTCACGGATCTGGGCGACGTCCTGATTTTCACCGGCTCCAATCCCGGCGACATCGCGAACTGGCGACAGGAGGGGCGCTACAGCATCGGCGCCCCGCTCGGTATGAACGCGCACATGGTCTTGGGCGGCGACCTCATGATCATGACGGTCGACGGCATCGTCCCGCTCAGCATCGCCATCACGAAGGACAGCGGCAACCTCGACCTCGCGATGATCACCAAGCCGATCAGGCGGCTGTGGCGCGACGAAGTCGCCCTCAAGGGCGCGTGGCCGTGGACGATGAAGAAGTGGGACGAATTCGGCGGCATTTTTGTTGCGACGCCGGGCGGTACCACGCCGGAGACGAGGCATTGCCTCGGTATCAATAACGCGACGGGCGCGTGGTGCAGGATGACGCTCGACGCGACCTGCTTCCTGCGCATGCGCGCGGACGCGTTCTTCGGGACGCAGGGCGGCATCATCATGCAGGCCGAGCGCGGCGGCACCGACGACGGCCTGCCCTACGTGGCGACGCTGGTTGGCGGCTGGGAAACGTTTCAGGCGAGCTCCGGGCAGGTCGTCTGGCATCAGGCCCGCGCCGTGTTCGTGGCCGGGTTCAAGGAGCCGTTCCGGCCGCAGCTCTCGGCCACGACGGATTTCATCGTCACCATTCCGCCGCCGCTGCCGACGCCGATCGACACCACCGTTCCGATGGACGTCTGGGACGAGGCCGTCTGGGGCCCGCCCGGATCCGAGAATATCCTGCCGGTGCCTCCACTCGACATGGACGCCTACGGGCAATGGGACCAGCCCGGGCCGATGACCCGGCCGATCCGCAACACGATGTGGGTTTCGATCGGCAAAAGCGGTTTCGCGCACGCGCCGATCGTGCAGATCCAGATCGCCCAGCACGCCAAGCCCGACGTCGAACTGATTGCGATACACACCACGCAGGAACGCGGCGGTGTGAACGTTTAAGGGGAGTGAACCCATGGCACGCAATTTCTACAACTCCGGCAGCGCGTCCGACGACGCCGTCAACGCGCAGCGCGACTTGATCGCGCGGTTACTGGCGGCGCAGGCGGCGGGCCTTTCGCTCGAACAGTACGACGGCGGCGCCCCCGGGCTGGGGCAGCAGATCGACGAAGTGTCGTCGGATCCCGACGCCCCCAGTCCCAACAGCGTCGTGGAGCAGGGCTTCACGTCGAACATTAACGACCCCAGCTCCACGCCCGCCGGATACGTGGCGGCTGGCTGGGAGGCGCAGAACGATCCCGGCTATTCGAGCCAAGGCCGGACCACGGCCGAGACGCAGGCGCAGACAGCGATCACTGACGCGATGGGCAACCTCCAGTCGCCCGCCGCATTCAATGCGCCGGGCACGCCAAGCGCATTCGGAGCGGCGATCGCGAACGCGGCAAATCAGGGCTGGGGCGGCGTGCTGTCTGCCATCTCCGGCCTGCCCGGCGCTCTCTCTGGCCTGCCGGGCTTCGGCACGCCGACCGGCACGCCGACCGGCACACCGACCGGCACGCCAGCCGCGCCGTCGCCGTCCCCCGGCTACACCAGCGATCCCGGCAACAGCCCCGGCTTCGGTCTCGGCGAGACCGGCATCGGCATGGGCTTCGGCGGCGCCACGGGCGACGGCACGTCCGGCAGCACGGCCGCCAGCGATGCGTCCGGTATCGGCACGTCCGGCAACAGCACCGGCATCTCCGGCGGCCCCGGTGGCAGTGGCGAGGGCGGCGCGAATACCGGTGAGGGCGGCGGAGGCGGCGGAGGCGCAGGCGCAGGCAAATGACGCTTCGGTACGTCTACGATCGGGACGCGGACGTGGCGCGCTTCGTGGCGTCGCTGATCCCGCACGTCGACCCGCGCGGCTTCCCCGATAACGTGCGCGGACTGGGCGTCGTCGACGCGGACGGGCGCGCCGTCGCCGGTATCGTTTACTACAACTGGAACATGGCCGCGGGCACGATCGAGATGGCGGCGGCGGCACGTCCCGGCGCGTTCTGGTTCTCGCGCGAGACGATCCAGCGCGCCTTCGCTTTCGTGTTTCCGACCTGCCAGATGGTGAAAATGCAGGTGCTGGCCGACAACGAGATCCTGCTGGCCCAGCTCGCCAAGTTTGGGTTTGCTTTTGTGCCGGTCCGGCGCCTTTATGGTCGCGACCGCGACGGCGTCATCGCCACCTACACGGACGATGACTGGGCCGCGAGCCGCTACAATCGACCCACCGCCATCCAGCAGAAGGACGCCGCCTAATGGCCTATCCGCAGCAGGCGCCCCCGATGACGCCGAGCCCGATGGCGGGCATGTCCGGCGCGACCCCGCCGCAGCCGAGCTCGCGCAACGACATCACGGCGGCGCTGATGAACCAGCAATTCCCGCCGCCGCAGCCGCCGCCATTGCCGCCGATCCCGCAGATGCCGCCCCTCCCCATGGGAGGCGCAGCGGCGCCCGGCGGGGCTCCACCGGGAGGCGGAATGCCGCCGCCCGGTGGAATGCCGCCCGCTGGGGCTGGCGCACCAGCGGGCGGCCTCGTGCCGCCGCCGGGCGGTATGCCGCCGAGCGCAATTCCCGGCGCCATTGCGACGCCGCCGACGCCGTTCACACCACCCGGACAGGGCTCACCTTACGGCTAGGAGATAACCCATGGCATGGCCGTTCCCCGACCCGCCGCAGCCGCCCAACCCGATCCTGACGTCGGGCCTGCAGACCGCGCAGAACATCGGCACGGCTGTCACCGGCTCGTACCTGAACAACGTCAACCAGAACACGCCGACCGGGAGCGTGTCGTGGGATACGACGTCGCGCGCGCCCTACACTTACGTCGACCCGGCCACGCAGGTGCCATACTCGATCCCGCAGTGGACGGCGACGCAGACGCTGTCGCCTTCCGGGCAGCAGATCCAAAACTACAACGACCAGACCAGCATCAACCTCGCGCAGCAGGGCCAGCAGTCGAGCCAGCGGCTTGGGGACCTGCTGAACACGTCGTTCAATCCCTACGACGACCCGGGCTCGCCCGGGGCCGCGCCAATGGACTGGCTGCATCAGATACCACCGGCACAGAGAACCTTCGGCGACGTTGGCGGGCAGCAGCGCAGCCTCGGCGGCTACGCGGGCCAGCAGACCGGCTTCGGCGACGTCGGGAACCAGCAATATGGCTTTGCGGATGCCGGGCCCGTGCAGCGCGAGCTCGGCTACACGGGCGACATCACGCGCAGCTACGGCCCGGCCGACAACTTCAGCGCCGACCGCCAGCGCGTCGAGAATGCGCTGTTCCAGCGCATGGACCCGCAGCTGCAACAAGACCGCCAGCGGCTGCGCCAGCAGCTCGCCGACCAAGGCATCCAGTACGGCTCGAAGGCCTACAACGACGCGATCGCCAATGCCGACCGGCAGACCACGGACGCGCGTCTCGCCGTCACGGCGCAGGGTGGCGCTGAGCAGCAGCGCATGAACGACATGGCGGCGCAGCGGGCCGGGTTCGAGAATGCCGCGCAGCGGCAGGCCTTCGAGCAGGAGGCGCAGCGCGGCCAGTTCAAGAACCAGACTGAGCAGCAGGTGTTCAACCAGCTGCAGGCGCGTGGCGTCTTCGCCAACACCGCGCAGGAGGCCGCCTTCAAGCAGGCGCAGGCGCGCGGCGCCTTCGCCAATCAGGCGCAGATGGAGCAGTTCCAGAAAGACCTGCAGGCGGGCAACTTCGCCAATGAGGCGCAGAAGAACGCCTTCACGCAGGAGGCGACGCGCGGCCAGTTTAGCAATGCCGCCCTTGCGCAGACCCTCGCGCTCAACAAGACGGCCTTCGACGCGCAGAACGCCCTGCGCGGGCAGTACGCACAGGAGCAATACGCGCTGCGGGCGCAGCCACTCAACGAAATCACGGCGCTGCAGTCGGGCTCTCAGGTGCAGCAGCCGAGCTTCGTCGGCACCAACCAGCAGCAGATTGCCAACACGGACATTGCCGGGATCATCAACAACAATTTCAGCCAGAACCTCGACATCTACAAGCAGAACAGCTCGAACCTGAACAACATCATCGGGGGACTGTTCGGCGTGGCCGGAAACGCGGCGCGTGCGTCCGACCGGCGCGTCAAGAAGAACATCGCCAAGCTCGGCAACGTCTACATGGCGGACCGCCACGACGCGCCGAAAAAGCTGCCGATCTACAGCTACGAGTACAAGGGCAGCGACGCGCCGCAAATCGGCCCGATGGCGCAGGACGTCGAGCGCATCGACCCGCAGGCCGTGACGACCATGGGCGGCGTCAAACACATCTACCCGCGTCGCGTTATGGGCGACATACTGAAGGTGGCATGACATGGCTGACACCGAAGAAACAACGGCCGCACGACCCGCAAGCGGCATCCTTGACCCGACTGCTCTGTCGTTTGTTTTTGGCGGTAACACTAACCTCACGCTGGAGGAGATCCAGCGCCGCCGCGCCATCGCGGCAGCCCTCGCGTCGCGACAGAAGGGCTACCCCAAGACAATCGGCGAGGGGATGACCTACGCGGCCGAGGCCTTCGCGGACGCCGCGGAGGCGCGGCGTCTCGCCGCCGCCGAGAAAGACTACAACGCGCGCTTCAACACGGACGCCTCCAAGCTCGTGCCGGGCGGCGCCCCGGCGCCAGCGGCGCCCGCGGCCCGGCCAGCCGCGGCGGCGCCCGGAGGCGGCGACCTCGTCAGCTCGGTCGTCTCGATGTTCACGGGAGGCGGGGCGCGGCCCGCCGTAAACCCTACAGTGGCGGGGGCAGTCCCTTCGACGCCTCCGCCAATCGCCAGCCCGAACGCGACATCGCCAATCCCAGCTGGCCCTACAACTGACGTCTCGGCCGGTGGCGGTGGCGCCGGAGAGACCGTCGTCGACGGCCCGAACCCGCCGACGCCCACCGACATTCGCCCGGTGATGATGGCGCAGGCGCGCCGCCCCGCCGCGGGGGCTCCCGCTGCGGGCCCTCCCGCCGCGCCCGTGCAGCCGCCCGCCGCCGTGGGCGGCGCGCTCGCGCCAGTCATCCCGCCAGAGCAGCCGATGCCGGGCCTGTCCACGCGCGACGAGACCATGACGCCGAGCGAGATGAAGGCGTGGGAGCTGATGCGCAAGTATCCCAACGACCCGCGCGCCAAGGAAATCTTCACGCGCCAGCACGAGCTCGGCAAGGCCGCGCGCGACGCGGAATGGGAGCGCAAGAAGCGCGAGGACGACGTCAGGATCGACATCTGGAAGCAGCAGCAGAAGGACCGCGCCGACGCACTCCGCAACCAGCCGAAGACGACGCAGGATCTGCAGAAGGGCGCGAGCGAGGTTACCGAGGCGCAGGAGAAGGAGCGCATCAGGCTGACGTATGGCAGCCTTCCCGCGCCGGTCGCGAAGACACTCGACGAGAGCAAGGACACGGCCAACCTGTCCGTGCGGACACTCGATGCCATCAACAACGCGCGCATCGCGCGCGAGCACGCCGTGTCCGGCATCGGCGCCGACGCCAAGCTGCTCTGGTACCGCGCCCGCGCGGCGACGGGCAACCCGGAGGCCAGCCGCATCGTGCAGGCGAGCGAGACCTACCGCACCAATCTGGTCCCGATCATGCAGCAGATGCTCAAGAGCCTCGCCGGTAAGGACGTCTCGACCAAGGAGATGGAATTTATCAAGTCTGTCTCGGGCGCGGACCTGAGTTTGAACGCCGACAGCGCCGAGCGTATGATGGCGATCGCCGAGCGCTTCGCGCGTCAGGACCTCAAGAGCCACAAGGACACGGTTGAAACGATGCTGTCGGGACAGCCCGCGTCGGCGCTCCCGATCCTGCGCAAGAGCTACGAAATTCGTGAGCCGATGCCGGGCACGCCGCTGGAGAATACCCGCCCGGCCGAGGACAAGCCCGCGGCGAAGCGCTACCGCGAGGGCGACATTGCGCGCGGCAGGCCGGGCCAGCCGGATCTGGTCTTCCGCGACGGGAAGTGGAGGCCGCTGTAATGGCCGACGACGACCTGCCTCCCGGCTACGCAGTCGACGCGGGCGACCTTCCGCCCGGCTACACGGCCGTGTCGAAGCCGCGCACGTGGTACGACACGGTGCAGGGCGTGACGCAGGCCGTGCGTGAAGGCATTCCCGGCGTGCAGAGCATCGTGCGCGGCGCACCGGTCGCCGGGCCGCTGATCGACAAGGCGACCACCTACGGGCTCGCGGGCGGCGAAAGTCTGGCGACGGGCAAGCCCGTCGCCGACATTGCGGGCCGCTACGAGGCCGAGAACGAGCGCGTCCGCGCCGAGCACCCGATCGCCAATGCCGTCGGCGAGACGGCGGGCAGCATCCTATCCACCGTGTCCGTCGCGCGGGCCCTCCCGGCCCTGTTCGGCGGCGCCAGAGTGCTGGGGCAGACGGCGGCGGGTTCGGTACTCGGCGGCACCGACGCGGCCGTGCGCTCGGGCGGCGACCCCGACGCCGTCAAGGTCGGCGCCCTGATCGGCGGCGCCGCGCCCGTCATCGGCAGCATCCTCGCGCCGATCGGGCAGGGCCTTGCGTCGGGCGCCCGCGCGATCGCGGACCGCACGCCCGGCGTGCGCAACGTCATCGCGCGCAAAGTCGCGCCACCACCCAATCAGGAAATCTTCGACGCCGCCGAGACCGGCTACCAGACACTCAGCCGCGGCGGCGTGGGTTACTCGCGGCCGCACCTCGACGACCTCAACACCCTGATCCGGCACGACCTGCACAGCGGCTCCGTCTCGACGCCGCGCAGCAGTGCGCAGACGCGCGCTATCCTCGACGACAATTTCGCCAACCTGCCGCCCAATCCGTCGAGCCTGCACACCACGCGCAAAGAGCTGCAGGCCGTCATCAACACGCACGGACCCGCCAGCCCGGAAGGGCGCAGCGCACTCATCGCCAAGAACCACATCGATAATTTCCTCGAAGCGCCACCGCCGAATGCGATCACGGGCGGGGCCTTCGACGCGCGCACGGTCGGCGCGCGGCTGCGCGAGGCGAACGCCAACTACCGCGCCGCCATGACCGACCGCGAGCTGCGCGAGAAGATCGCCAAGGGGCTGGTCGACGCCGAGGGGCAGGCGATCCCGTTTCTGGCCGAAGGACAACGCACGCGTCAGGCCGTCGGGCAGCTGCGCAAGGATACCAACGCGGGCCGGTTCCGGCTGCCGAACGAGAACGAGGCCCTGCGCGACGTCAGCCGCAGCGGCTCGATCGGCGAGAGCGTCCTGCGCGGTCTTTCTCACATTACTGGCTCGGGCCGCTTCGGCGCGCCGCTGTCGACGGCGGGCGCCGCGCTGGGGCTGGGCAGCACCGTACTGCCTCCGGCGGCTCTACTGGCGGGTGGCCTCGGGGCGAGCCTCGGGGCGAGCGCCGCGACGACGGGACTGACGCGCCGCGCCGTCGAGAACGCCAGCAACACGATCCGCGCCAATGCACCCTACGCGCAGGCGCAGATGCGCCGTCAGGTCTACCAGCGACCGATCGCCGGGGCGCCGCACATTCCATGGAAGCCGTCGATCGGCGCGCGGGCGCACCGCGACGAAATCTCCCGCCTGCTTGCGCTGCAGGCGCAACGCGAACTCACGGAGCGATGACATGCCGCGCGACGGTGCAGGTGATTTCACCAAGCTCTATCCCGACGTCGTCACGGGGACGACGATTTCGAGCAGCGTACACAACGGCACGATCAACGACTTCGTGACTGACGCCAACACGGTGCGGCCGATCAAGTACGGCGGCACGGGCGGGAATAGCCCGTCGACGGCTCGCGCCAATCTGCAAGCCGAAGTGTCGGGCGTTCAGGTCACCAACTACGACACGCACCCATTCGAGCCGGGGTCGTTCTGGTCAGACGGCAGCGCCACGGCCGGGCCTGTGGCTAGCTCATATGTGTCTGGCATCTGTCACTGGCTCAACAGTGGCGCGATGCTGCTGGAAGCCTACGTCTACGGTGGCCCGGCCTTTGGCACCACTTGGCGTCGGTGGAAGTGGACAACGTGGGGCGCGTGGGAGCAAGTCACCAATCCCAACGACAAGGTCAGCAAGACCGGCGACACGATGTCGGGACCGCTGACTGTTTATGTACCCGGCAATCAGTTTGGCGGCGCGGGCGGCAACGCCACGACGCCGACGACAGCAAACACCAACATCCTGTTCTACAACAACGGCTCAGATAATTGGGCCGGGATGGGATCGGACACCGGTGGCAATATTTATGCTGTCGCCGGGATTGGCGTGCCAGCGACCCGCATGTTCATCAGCAACGCTGGCAATGTCGGCATCGGCACTTTGGCTCCGACGCGCAAGCTTGAGGTTGGTGGCGTCATTCAGGTCACCGAGAATGCGGCCCTCACCGGCATCAGCTTGAAGAACACCGCTGCGGGCGGGCGCGACATTCAACTGTTGGCGGGAGCGAACGGTACTGGTGTTGAAGGTGGGTTCGTCATCCACGACAACTCAGCAGGCATTACTCGCCTCAGTATCTACAATACTGGCGCAGTAACGTTGCACGGCCCGTCTTTGTCTCTTTCTGGCGATGCCATCAAAACAGACTTCTTCATTAACACACAGCGAGGCGGGGCGCGTAATTATGGGTTCCGCGCTAATCATGCTGTTGTTGGTGACCTTATTTTAGCGCAAGGGGCTTCTTCCGGCACTGATCCTTTCGGCGGAAATACAATATTTCAGGTAGTGCCGGGGCCGCAGTTTAATTTTCAAGTTCTGGTCAATGTTCAAGCTGGGGTAGCGTCCTCGTCGCCAACGACCGGCGCACTCGTTGTTGCCGGTGGCGTCGGTGTCGGCGGCGACTTGCGGGTTGGCGGACAGATCACCTCTTATGGCGGAGATATCATCCACTTTTTGGCGTCTGGCACCACCCATGGCGTCCGCATAGGAACCAATTCCGGCGGAGGCTATATCGAGGGTGTTGATGCATCCGGCGGAGCGTCCTATGCGCCGCTGAACATTGGCGGCTCACAGGTGAATGTGTCCGCCAACACTACGTTTGCTGGCATGGTGTCAGTAATCGGTCTGCTGACAGCCAGCGGCGGCGTGACGATGCCGGTTGGTTTCACCTCAAACGGCGCATCAACCATTATCGGCAGCACCGGCAACATCTCTAGTGCTTCGCCGGGACACAAGCTGGAGATACAGGCTGCTTCACCCAACGCCGCATACTTGGCCTTCCATCGGTCTGGTGCCTACGCCACGTTGTTTGGCCTCGACGGCGACAACGTCCTTCGATACGGCGGCTGGAGCATGGGCGCGGTCGCACACACCGTCTGGCACGACGGTGTCGCGCCGGGCAACGGCGCTTATCAAAAGTTTGCCTCCAGCAACATAATGTTCGTGTGGGGCACGACCGGTACCGGTGGCGACCGGCGCATAAACTTCCCCGTCGCGTTCCCCAGCGTGTGCATGTGTGTCGTCACCACGTCGCGATACGCCAATCCGGGGAACCAGATGCACACGGCATCTGCCGTTGTGGCGGATGCTGCCGGGTTCAACATCTATCCGCGCTACGTGGAGAGTGGTGTTGCAGTCTCCGGTGCTGACTTCAGCTTTTTGGCGTGGGGGTATTGATGACCGACGACATCGACACACAGAAGATCACGCCGGATGCGCCAATTGGCGTAGCGGAGCCGCTGACGTTTTTCGGCACGTTCACACCAGAGGGCGTGCCGACCGGGTTCTGGAACACGGAAATTTTTCCGTCAAAGGACGGCGAGCGCAACAGCGGCATTCCGCCTGAAGCTATCGAGATCAGCGAGGAGGCGTGGAAGGCGCTGATCGCCGCGCCTGACAGGGCGCGCTATATCGATGGCGTCGTGACCTACGTCGATCCGCCGCCGATAGTGCAGCCGCTGAAGTCACCGCTGGAGGAGCGCCTCGACAAGATCGAGGCCACGCTGGCCAAGCTGGCAAAACGGTAAAGGAGCAAACGCATGTCACTCACCGCATGGCGCTTTCAGTCGGACATCACGCCCGGCGATAACGATCCTGATGTCACCGTATTCCTCGGTGACACCTACACCAACGACACGACCGGCGAGAAAACCGTCTATCACGACACGTCGAACCCGGCAGTTGTGAAGCTGTCGGCGCTGAACTCATTCCTCGTCAACCCCACCCGGCCAGAAGGCCAGAAAGGCGGCACCATGGGCGTGCCGGTGAAACCATGAACCAAGAAGACGCACGCGCATTTATCGTCGCACTCAACACCATGCAGCCCTACGTGCCGCCGATGCATTTCGCGCAGGTGACCCAAAACCCGATGATCAAGATCATCGAGCAGATCGCGAACGGCGCAGCGCTCAAGCCGAAGACGGTCGAGAACGAAGCGCAGCACGGGTGACATGCGTGTGGCCATCTCACTCGCGGCATTCGTGGCGTCCATCGCAATGGCGCTCACGATGATGTTGGCGCGGGCCGAGGTGGCCACGACGATCTGTATGGATCCCGCCACGCGCGAGCGGGCGCGTGAGATTATCATCGACGGCATCGAGCAGGGGCTAAAGCAGCACACGGTGCATGTCTACGACGTGTGGCTCAAGGACCCGAGCGACCAACCCAAGCGGGCGCGGCAAGGCATGAACATCGGCGTCAACGCTTATAACCGTGCACGCAATGCCGCGCTGGTCTGGATGCCGCCGACGTGTCAGGAGCCGCCATGACTGATCCCGTCGTCGACCTGAGCCACTGGAACGAGGGCGTGGACTTCGCCAAGCTGAAGGCGGCGGGCGTTACCGGCGTGATCCACAAATGCACCGAGAGCACCGGGTACGTGGACCCGACCTATATGAAGCGGCGCGGGCAGGCCGAGGCGGCAGGCCTGCTGTGGGGCGCGTACCATTTCCTGCGGCCGGTCGATGCGTACAAGCAGGCGCGCTGGTTCGTGCAGAACGTCGGCAATCACAACGGGGTGCTGCTTGCGGCCGATCACGAGGACACCAGCGTTACGCTCAACGACCTGAAAGAATTTCTCGGCATCGTCGAGGAGATGACCGGGCAGAAGGCCGTCGTCTACAGCGGGCATGTGATCAAGGCGCAGGTCACCGGCCACGATGACTTCCTCGCGAGGCATCGACTGTGGCTCGCGCAGTACACACAGGGCGAACCGTCATGGCCGACCGCGACGTGGCCTGAGTGGTGGCTGTGGCAGTACACCGACCAAGGTTCGGTCTCAGGCGTCTCAGGCAACGTCGATTGCAACAGGTACATTAACGCTGCCGACGACGAGCTGCTCGCGCTCGAATGGTGCGGCCTCGACGTCAAGCCAATGCCTGACCCCGCGAGACGGTTGGTCACCGTCAACATCACAGCACCTGACGATGTCGACGTGCAGATCGTCGTCAACGGCGAGGAGATCTAACAATGTCGATGGGATTGATATTCTGGATACTCATGCTGCTGTGGCTGGTCTTCGGCTTCTGGTCGAGCTGGCCGGGCATTTCGCAGGGCCAGTGGCAGCCGGTCGGCGGCAACTTGATGCTGTTCATCCTGCTGCTGTTGCTCGGCTGGGCGGCCTTCGGCGCACCGATCAGATGAAAAAACCCCCGGCTCGCGCCGGGGGTTCTTCGTTTATCCGAATATCGCCTTCAGGGCGTCGCGCCCCTCCAGAGGCATACGCTTGGTGTCGCCGCGCTGCTTCGCCTTCATCTTGTCGATACGGTTGCGCGACTTGATCTTGCGCCGCTCCTCGTTCTCGGCCGCGATCGAGGCGGCGACAGGATCGAGCTTCGTGCGCCGCAGGAAGTCCGGCATCTCGTCATCGAACACCGCGGCGGGCGGTGGCGGTGGAGCGGGTGGCGCGATGACGGCCGGGGACCGCGCTGGCGCGGCTGCCATTCGCTTCTCGGCGCGGCCGATCGCTTTCGTTAGCTTTTCGATCTTGGCGACGAGCCTGACCAGTCTCGTAATCGTCCCGTCGCGTAGATCGAGGTTCCGATCAAGCTGCGCACGTAGTTGTGCGAGCCGCTTCTGCTGTAGTAGCGTCATGTCTCTTTCTCCGATTTGGTTGTCAAACAGCCTGCGTTGGTGTTGTCGCACCAACGCAGGAACACCATAGCACATCGACTTTTTCAAAAACGCCAAAAGTGCCCATTTACCAGCCACTTCTTGCATTTTCGTCAATGATGTCAATGTAACAAAATGTGATTAGGTGCTGCGGCACAGGCACTTCCTGCATTTTCAAACACAGCAACTTCGACCACATTTGCAAGGCTTGCCGCACCGGCCCGGCTTTGGTAATCTGCCCGGGCTCCAAGTTGGTGTTGGAAGTTGGTCGCGTTGTCAGCGTAGAAATGCCCGCGGGAAGCGAAAGCCCCGCGGGCATTTTTCCGTTCAGGTCTTTGTCAGGCGCCAGTACCCGTAGACGCAGCGCGTGCCTCCGCGCGTCGAGTCGTGGGTGTCGTGCAGCACGCCGCCGATCACGGCGGCGTAGTGCCTGCTCACCTTGACGACCAGCCGCCCCGGCGGCAGCTCGCCGTCGCGCAGGTGCACGCGGCAGCCGCTGCCGATGCTCATGGTCGCCGTCCAGACGAACCCCAGACTGCGCATGTAGCGCTTGAACAGCACGCTGCCGGTGTAGATCCCGCGATCGGCCGTGAACTGCCCAACCGTTGGCTTGCGCCGCGGCGTCTTGCGCATCTTGGCGTTGACCGCCGAGACCTCGCGGTGGATCCGGGCGTAGGGCTTCCCGGTCGCGATCGCGATCGCGCGGGTGACGCAGTCGCCGCCCTTGGTGTCGAACCCGGCGGCCCTGCGGCCGCCGTCACTAATGACGATTTCCATGGCGCTCCCCCGTCAGTACCGCCATGAAATTGCAGCCACGTTTGCGAATGTCGGTCACGGCATCGCAGTTGTCGCAGGTACCGGACGTGTGGAACACGTTGGGCTCGTCCATACCCAACCGCCGACCGCACCCGGCGCAGGTGAACTTCTGGTAGACCGTGGCGCCCTCGCGGATCTTGGCGCTGGCGTTCTTCACGACGTCGTCGAACGGATAGTCGAGGGATTTGCGCATCACGCGACCACCGTGCAGTCGCTGAGGATGACGCGCACCGTCTTGCCGGACTTGTCCAGCTTGACGTGAGCGATTTCGCACCACGGCGCGCGGGTGACGTCATCGGGGCGGGGCTTGTTGACGACCTTGACGACATCGCCGAAGCGATCGCCCATCATCCAGCGGTCGGTATAGGCGGGGATCTGTACACGCATGTGAAGGCTCCTGTGTTGGTAGAAACAGACTAGGCCAAACTGACCTAGTCTGTCAACGCCTATTTTTGCTCTCGGGGATTTTCTCGAAGTATTTGCAGGCGAGCCATTCCTTTGCGACGTTCGGCCCGTGCCTGCCGGTCAGGCGAAAGAACGCCTGACACTCGCTGGTGCGGCGCGAGACGACGTCGCCGTTGCGCTGCTCGACCTTGCGCCAGCCGCCGCGGTGCAGACAGCTGCCGCAGGTGTAACCGGCGGGCCCGGTGCCGGAGAAGAACGCCATGCCGGGCTTGGCGGTGGCGCGGTCGGGCACGCCGGGGATCTTGGTCATGGGCATCATGGCCACACCTGCAGGTGTGCCGCGACGATGGCGCCGATGATCAGTACGGCGATGCCCTCTCCGGCGGCCGCGATCAGGAGGCTTTTCATTCGGGCCTCCCGGCGATCGTGCTGATGATGCAGAGGTGGATGAGGCCGATCAGCAGGGCGACGACGAGACCCCAAGCGATAGCCGAAAGAACCAGCATGTGTGTCCTCCTGTTTGCTGTTTGAAAATTATGCGCTGCGTGACTTGACGCGTCAATAGCTTTTTGCCTATTGTGGTTAAGCGACCAGCCAACGGAGAGCGACATGGGCTGTGACGACAGCTAAACGCGGAGGAGATTGAATGCCGCTTCGCAAACAAGATCGCGCTGACGACGGACGCTACACGTTCGACGGCAAGCTAGACCGCATATGTGTCTGCGGTCACACGCTCGCGCACCACGCAGCGGCGGCACCTCACGAGTGTTTCGTGAGCACCTATTCGCATAGCGACCCCAACCGGGCCGAGTGCGATTGCCCCAAGTTTCGGCCATCGCGGCGCAAATCTGTAACCGCAGGCGAGCAACCGACAGCTAAACGCGGAGGGGGGGGGCAATGACTGATTCCGCGAAGCGGAATGAAATCGCACGGATGGCTTGCAAAGCTTTTCAGCCGCGCCTCGTTGATACCCCCTGCGTTTATCCTAATTGTGCCTGCAAGGGTCCGAGTGAGGTTGCTGATTATGTCCTTTCCCTCTTGCGAAAAATCGCACTAGAGGCAGCAGCCGAAGCTACCAGCGCGGCAGCGTTGTCCGCAGGCGAGCAACCGACAGCGAAGGGCGGTCAGTGATGCCAAGTCCGACAGACGAAGAATGGAACAAGGCTGTTGATTGTGCCGCGTCACAATTCGAGAGCTATTGGCACAACGACGAACTGAAAACTCCTCAACAGCGTCGGGCCGCTATTGACGATGCCCTGCAACATGCGTGGGGACTTCTCTCGTTAACGACAGCGAAGGGCGGTTAGTGATGCCAATGGACTACAGCCGAGCACAAACCGCCATAGCAATGGCGAAGGTTGACGCATGGTCGATGCGTTCGTTCTTAGAAAACCGTTCGCGGCAGCTTCGTCGCGAAGCCGACGAGATCGATCACATGCTGGAAACTGCGACCAACGAAGTCGACAGTTGGTACGACTGCATCAAGCGCGAGAGCGATCAAGAGCGCCGCGCATCCGTGACCGCAGGAGAGCGCGATGTGTGAGCGATGCGAAGACTTGATCGAGGCGCTGCAACGCATTGTGCAGTGGGCCGACGCCTATCCGATCGACATCTTCCATGAGCCGAACGCGGATGAGTGCCATCGCGCGCACAAGCTGCTGACGGCCAACGGCATGACGCTGGATGCCTTCAGCGCCAGCATGGGGCGGCACTGTCTCAAAGGGGTCGGAGATATAGCGCGCGCGGCTTTAACCACGGGCGAACAAACCGCAGGAGAGCGCGATGGTTGATTGGCACGACATTGGCGACCGAGCAATGCCAACCGACCGCGATGTTCTGGCGACGGCAGAGGTTGCGCCGGGCCGGTGGATAATCGCTCAAGTAAAGCGATGCCAAGGCATCACTTGGGATTGGTCGTGGACGCGACCGCCGACGCATTGGGCCGAGCTACCAAAGCCGCCAGCATTACCCCACGGAAACAAAAATGTCTGACATCGCCGACCGTATGCGGACGTGCGCGGCGTATCTGCTGACGACACAGCTGATGCGCGACTACGACGCCGTGAAGGATGCCGCCGATCTGCTGATCGAGGCGAGCAATGCGCTGGAGGCCGCGCCCATGCCGCTGTTCGAGCAGATGGCGCTCGCCGATCCGAAGTCGCCGCCGGATCTGCCGCCCCCGCCCTCGCAGGGCACGTGGGTCGCACCCGGCGACGCGCTGCCGACGTGGCCACGCACGCCCAGACCACGCAATGAGTGGGCCTGCCCGAAGTGCGACAGCCGCACCATCAAGGGCGTCGTCCGCCACGGCAATAGTCTGAACGTCGTCTGCCCGGTCTGCTCGCACCAATGGCCCTACAAAGCAAAGGAGACACCATGAAAGTCCAGATAACGGCCGCGATGTTCGACGACCCGCACCCGAACAACGCGCACATTCCCGGCGTGGAATACAGCCCGAAGTATCGCTGCGTGTTCGTGCCGACCAAGACCGGCCTGAGCGCGGCCGACATCGGCGACTGGATCGTGCGCGTGGAGGACGGCTCGCTCGCCGTCGTCAGAAACGACGATGGCAATGACGCCGCGTGAAACAGAGCTGACGGACGCACTATGCCAAGGACTGTCAAACAAGCAGATCGGCGCGCGCCTCGGGCTCACCGAGGGCACCGTCAAGGCGATGCTGCACGCCCTCTACAACAAGACCGGTGCGCGCAATCGCACCGAACTGGCCCTCATGACGGCGAAGAAACAATATGAAGCACCATCCGGCCGTTAAGCAGCTGCTCAGCGACATCGAGCGGTACCTCGTTTCGACCGGCGTCGAGCCGACCGTATTCGGCCGCCACGCCGTGCGTGACGGCAACTTCATTCAGCGTCTGCGCGGCGGCCGCACGCCGCGGCTGCAGACGATCGACCGCGTGCGCGCCTACATGGAAAAAGGGAAACCACGATAATGCCCATCAACCAAGACACCGTCTGGACCGACGAGATGATCAAGCGCCTGCGTCAGCTGCACGCCAGCGGCATGAATTCGTTCGAGGCGATCGCGGCGGCGCTGCGCGCCGAATTCAAGGTCCACCTGACCAAGAACGCCTGCATCGGGAAGGGGCGCCGCCTCGGCCTGCAGAAGCGGCGCCCGAGCTATCAGGTGCTCGGCTACGTCAAGAAAACGCGCAAGCGCACCCCGAGCAAACCTGCCGCGCCGCGGCGCGAGGCGCCGCAGGAGCAGATCCCGGCCGTGCTGCCGCGCTGGCCGGTCGCGCTGCCGCGCTGTCCGGCCAAGCACGTCACGATCTACCAGCTGGAGCCGTCGATGTGCCGCTACCCGTTCGGCGACGACGGGCCCCCGTATGTCTACTGCGGCAGGAAGGCCGTGCGCGGGAGCTGGTGCGCCGAGCACCTCGACGTGGTGTCGCAGTAATGGCCGCCACCGTGTCGGCGGCGGCCTTTCGCCGTAGCGTTACGAGCGAGCGCCAGCTGCAGGCGGCCGTACTGAATTGCATCAAGCTGCGCGCCTTTCGCACCGTGTACGCCTTCGCCATCCCGAACGAGGCCAAGCGCTCGCCGCAGCTCGCCGCGCGCATGATCAAGCAGGGCCTGCGCCCCGGCGTCGCGGATCTTTGCATCATGCAGACGGGCGGACGCACGGGCTGGCTCGAACTCAAGAGCGCCAAGGGCAAGCAGTCGCCCGCGCAAAAGCACTTCCAGAATATCTGCAGCACGCTCGGGCATCGTTACGCGGTGGCGCACACGCTCGACGAGGCGCTCGACACATTGAAACAATGGGGAGCCCTATGATCGACTATCCGCATCACTCGCCTTCGCGACTGAACCTGTACTGCGCCGAGCCCGCGATGTTCGTGCTGGAGTACGTGCTGGGCGAGCGCCAGCTGGTCGGCCCGCCCGCGCACCGCGGCTCCGCCGTCGAGGACGCGATTACACACGGCCTCAACAATGCCGAGGCCCCGCTGTCCGAGTGCGTCGCCATCGCGATGACGGTGTACGACAACAAGACGGCGCTGTCGGCCGACGCGCGCCGCGCCAAATACCGCGACGGCATTCCCGACATGGTGAGCGCGGCGTTGGGCGAACTGCGCGCGTACGGCAAGCCGACCAGCACGCAGGGCCTGATCGAATGGAAACCGAACGGGCTGAAATTCCCGATAATAGGGTATTATGACTATCGCTGGGATAATCATGGCGTCATCGCCGACCTTAAAACCACCGAAAAAATGCCGTCCAGCATCAAGATACCGCACGCGCGGCAGGTGGCACTATATGCAGCGTCCGACAACGTCGACGCACGCTTGATCTATGTCACGCCGAAAAAAATCGAGCCCTACGTGCTTGAGAATGTATTCGCGCATCGCAATGCGCTGCTGCGCATCGCGCAGACGGTTGAAAGATTTCTTGCGCTGAGCGATGATCCGCAGGTGCTGGTGTCTCTCGTCGTCCCCGACCTCGATAGTTTTTACTGGAAAGATCCAGCGATGCGCCAGCGCGCCTTCGAGATTTGGGGCGTCTAACCAATTCCGGGGAAGCCGGACTGGCAACGCCGCAGGCCTGATTGCGGCACTTTTGGAGATGTACATGTCGACCTTTGGATTTACCGTCAAGCAGCCCGGCACTGGTGGAGACTGGCTCGGTATCATCAAGTACGACGCCCGCGCCGGACGCATGTTCCGCGTCGATCGCGTGCCCGACACGACCGGCAACGCCATCTCGCAGAGCGCCGACATCACGGCCTCGTTCAAGGCCCTGCTCGACTGCGAGAACGTCTACGTGGGCTGGATCGAATTCCAGCCCGGCATGGCGCCGAGCATGGCGCTGGCGCCGCGCAATGACCCCGACCACCCGTTCCCGACCGCGCCGAGCACGAACCACCGGCAGGGCGTGCGCGTGCTGGTCAAGCTCTCGGGCGACTGCGCGCAGGGCACTCCGGCCGTGCGCGAGCTGGCGGGCACGTCCATCTCGCTGCTCGGGGCGCTGGAGAAGGTGGTCGCCGAGTACGATCGCCAGAAGGGCGCGAACCCGGGCAAGCTGCCGGTGATCGTGCTCGACGGCATGCCGATGCCGGTGGAGAGCGGATCCGGAGCGCGGCGCTCGACCAACTACCACCCGGCGTTCAAGATCGTCGGCTGGGCCGCACGCGGCGACTTCACGTTCGTTCCGCCCGACCGCGGCGTCGCGCCGGGCAATGGCGCCGCCAGCAACGGCGCCGCGCAGCCGCGCACGGCGGCACCGGCCACGGGCGCGCAGCGCGCCGCGCCGCCGCAGGCGGCAGCGCAGCAGGACTTCGCGTCTGACTTCGGCTGAGTCATGGTTGGGGCGGCCCGGGGAGATGAGCCCCCGGCCGCCCCTCGCCCGCTTTGGCTCTGATCCCGAAAGCAGGATGACATGACTTTACCCGACAAGGACCGCCTTGAGAAGCTGCTCGGCATGCTCGGCTCCGCCTTCGACGGCGAGCGCGCCAATGCCGCCAGCCTGATCCAGAAGATGGCGGACAAGCACAAGATGACCATCAACGAGATGGTCACCAAGGTGATGAGCGGCGGCACGGCGCCGCCCCCGCCACCGCACCAGCCGCAGCAGGCGTGGAGCAACGTCAACGCGGCGCCGAAGCGCCACGGCCAGCAGGGCGGCCTGCTCGGCAATGACCTGCTGTGCGGGCTGGAGGCCGCCCTCGACACGGAGGCGCTGACGGACTGGGAACGCCAGTTCGCGATCGACGTGGCCGGGCGCTACGACCGCGACTACGAACTGTCGCCGAAGCAGATCACGGTGATCGAGCGCATCATCCTGAAGGCGGCGCGCTGGAGGCCGCTGTAATGGCCAAGCCTCTCCCACAATTTGATCCCGACTTCGCCAGCCCGGCGGACTGGGCCGCGATGTACCGGGCCTGCGGCCTGCAGGTCATTCCGGGCTGGCTCCCGGGCGAGGGCGCGGGCTCGTGGAAGCGGCCCTTCCTGTCGCAGTGGCAGCCGCTGCAGGAGCAGCTGGTGCCGCAGGCGCAGTTCGAGCGCTGGTACGGCCCCGGCGGCGAGCACGCGGGCCGCACCAACATGGGCCTGATCACGGGGCGCTGTTCGCGCAATGCCCTGATCGTGGACCTTGATGAACACAAGAACCCGGCCGCGATGCGCTGGTGGCTCGCCGTGATCGCCGTCGAGAACAACGGCATCGACCTCGAAACGCCCGAGCAGCGCACGGGCGGCGGCGGCAGGCAGAAGCTGTTCCTCGCGCCGGAGGGCTATGTTGTTCCTACGATTAAAACAGCGAACGGCGTCGACATTCGCGGGCAGGGCGGCTTCGCCGTGCTGCCGCCATCGATCCACGAGAGCCAGCACGCCTACGCGTGGCTGCCCGGGCGCGCCCCGTGGGAGATTGAAATCGAAGTCGCGCCGGACTGGCTGCTGCGCGCGATCGAGGATCTGGCGGCCGCCTACGGGGGCGGCCCGCGCACGTCCACGGCCTCGCCCGGCACGGCCAAGAACGAATTCGGCACCACGGTCGACGGCCGCGAGGGCCTGATGCGCGACATCGTCTGGCACGCCGTGCTGGAGCTCTACCGGGCCTGCCCGATCCAGCCCGCCGACGCGGAGAGCCGCGAGGCCTGCGCGCGGGCCTACTTGGACTACGAGCGCAAGGTCACCACGCGGCTGCCTGACGTAGCGTCAAAGACCGACGCGCTGGAGCGCGAGGGCCGCGGCACGACGCTGTTCTGGCAAAAGTGGATGCGCGAGATGCGCCACTGGGGCTCGCCCAAGATGGTCGAGGCCGCGGCGCGCCCGAACCCGGACGCCGACGCCGAGGATCCCGCCGCCGAATTCCAGCAGGCCTCGGCGCAGGCCGAGGAGGCCGCCACGGCGAACCCGGCACAGCAGTTCGGCTGGCTCGACGTGCGCGGCATCAAGGCGCTATCTGACCCGGTGTGGGAAATCCATAACGTCGTCCCGGAGGGCACGCTCGGCTTCATCTACGGCCCGCCCGGCTGCCTGAAAACCTTCATCGCGCTCGACATGGCGCTGGCGCTGGCGACGCGGCGCCCGGTGTGGTGGGGGCACGGCATCGCGCGCGGCGGCGCCGTGATCTACATTTCGAGCGAGGGCGTGGGCTCGCTCAAGTTCCGCCTGATGGCGTGGGAAAGCCATCGCCGCGTCGCGGCTGACGATGCGCCGTTCTACCTGATCCGCGAGACCCTGAATTTCATGTCGGGCGACGACGTCGGCAAGCTGCTGGCGACGGTCGGCGCGATCGCGGCCGTGGCGGCCGTGCCGATCGCGGCGGTCTTCGTGGATACGGTCTCGCGCGTCCTGCCCGGCGCCGAAGAAAACCTGCAGAAGGACATGACGCTGTTCGTGGCGGCCTGCGACGCCGTGCGGCAGCGCTTCGCCACCACCGTGATCGGCCTGCACCACACCAACGCCAATGGCGGCTTTCGCGGCTCTACAGTCATGCCCGCCGCTGGCGACTTCATGCTCGAAGTCCGGCGCGAGCCCGGCGCCATGGTGGGGAGCATCTTCGCCAAGAAGATCAAGGACGCCGAGGACGGCTGGGAACAGTTCTTCCGGGTGACGGAAGTCGTCGTGTCCGACATCTCGGGGCGGACGTCGCTCGTGGTCGACAATGACCCGGGCCGGGCCCCGCACCCGTCGGGCTGGCCGGACGTCATGGTGTGCCGCCAGATCCTCGACGCGATCCGGGCCGCGTGGGACGCCGGGGCGCCGTGGTCAATCTCCCCGCAGGCCGTCGGACGCTACGCGCCGCGGGTCATGGTGGTGCAGTTCCAGATAGACGCCAAGGTTGCAAGGGCCATTATCGAGACGTGGCTGGTCAACAACGTTTTGAGCGTCGAAACCTACGACGCGCACAGCAAGCTGAAGGGGCTAAAAGTGATCGGGGAAATCGCGTGAGAGCTTGCGGAAGTGTGCCGGAGCTACCCTCTAAGTGCTTGAAATCGTTATGCGGAAGTATCGGCGGAAGTAGCGTATTCGTGGTGTGTAACCCATTGATATTTCACGCTGCGGAAGTGCGGAAGTGGGTCCCTATAAGAGCGCGGGGGCGCCTCTGGGGCGCCCCGCGCAAGCGAAAACGGGAAGGAAAAAGTGCCATGGCGCGAGCTGGTCTGAGGCCACCCGAGAGGGTGGAAAAGTGGGACAACCTGCACGGTACCTACCTCACGGGGCGGTCATACATCGACGGCGTCGAGGCGCTCGCCGCCGAAGTCGAGGGGCGGTGGGGAGCTGGGCGCTTGCGGTTGCTGGTTGACGCAACGTTACGCGAGAAGTTCGACCGCCAGCGTGTACTGACGCGGCGGGCGATCGAGGACGGCGCGCTGGAGGACGTCAGGCGCGAATGCGCGCGCATGACCTTGGCGCTGGCGACGCTGGACCGGGCGGCGCAGCAGGCGGGACACGAGCCGCTCCCGCCGCAGGTGATGGAGGCGGCGATGGCGGACGGCACGGTGCTGGCGATCGTGCCGGACGGCGCACGGGCCGCCATGGTGCCGCGCGAGGGCCGCAAGGTCGCGGTCTACACGATCGACGAAGTCGCCGAGCTGATCGGGAGGCTGCCCGGGGTGAACGCAGCGAAGATTGCGTGGCCGGGCGCCACGGTGACCAAGGTACGGCGCACCGTGGCGGATCCGCTCGACGGGATCCGGGCCCCGCCGAATAGTTTTGATGACCCCGTAGAAGACCTATGGCCACAGGAGGGCCTGTCGTGATGAAACGGACGCTGCTGACACTTTCGCTGACATTTTTGCTGGCGCTGACACTGCCCGCGGCGGCGCAGCCCGCCCGCGAGAAAATACAGGACCGCCACCCCGCCTACGCGGCGGACCCGCTTCCGGGCGAGCGCACGGTGAGGGTCGAAATTATTCACACGTTTGAGCAACGCGGGGAGCCCGTGGAGGAGCTTTTGAGGCGACAGGCAGGTGGGGGACCCGTGCGCATCGAAAACGTATCAGCGAGCTCCGTAACGCTGGAG